AGGCTAGCAGGGGCGCAGGCTTGGCGCGATGCGGCCGGCGATGCGGCCGGCGAAACAGCGAACAAATTACTTGTGATGTTAGCGCGGCCGATGTAGAGTAATCGAGTAGACTAGAAACAGGAAGGACAGACAATGAAATCCGGAGTCATATACAAGGGGCAAAGCCTATTGGATGGCAAGCCAATCGTTGCGATTGCAACGTATAGCGATCGCAACACAAAGACGGGTAAGGTGTTACAAACCTATATCATACGCGCAGACATCTCACCTCTAGAAGCTAGTAAGAGCGGCGAAGATTTCAGCATATGCGGCGATTGCAAATTCCGAGGAACCCCAACAACAGATCCTGTACGCAAACAAGCGGTCAAACGTGACTGCTACGTTAACCTAGGGCAAGGCCCGACTATCGTTTTTAAATCATACATGCGCGGCGTGTATCCAATGGCGAACAATCGCGCAGACAGAACAGACCTAGGATTCGGGCGAGTTGTTCGCATCGGAACCTATGGGGATCCCGCCGCCGTCCCGTCTTGGGTTTGGGATCAGCTCTTAACCGGTTGTGAGTCGCACCTTGCATACTCGCATCAGTCTGGATTCCGTCCCGATATCGCGATGCAAAGCGCAGATACTGAAGCGCAGGCGGTTGCACATTGGAACAATGGCGCACGCACATTCAGAGTGATCACCGATATTGGCGACCTAGTGAAGGGTAAAGAGATCCTTTGTCCCGCAAGTAAAGAGGCCGGCCGGCGCGTTCAATGCAATGCATGTAAGTTATGCGGCGGGACATCTATCAAGTCCTCGAAATCAATTGCCATTGTACAGCACTAATGACACAATCAAGCGGGGACATTGTGTCCCCGCACTAGCAATAGGAAATCAACACATGAAAAACATCACACAGCACACTGGCAAGTTACGTTTGATAGAACGGTTGCCAAATTCCAGAAACGGGAACCCTCGTTATTTGTGCGCAATCATGGATCAGCAACATCAAGATTTAGGCTGGACGTTCAGAACGCAAGTGGACGCTATGCACGGTTATGAGATTCCAAATTATTTTAACAGCGACATTGATGTGACGGTCACGATTGGGACGCATTACGGCCACCCCACTTTGAACACAATATGGGAACGAAACAACCTTCAGAGAACATACGGGGACCGAGTTGCCATTCACCTTGCCAAGTTGGCATAGGGATAGGGGCGCCGTTGGGGATTTCCCTGCGCCGCTCATATTTTTTTTACACACACATTAGAGCGAGGGCGCAGGGCGCAGGGCGCAGAACCGGTTGGCCGGCCACCTCGATCAGGGGCGCAGGGCGCAGGGATCCGGAGAAGTTAACAAACATACCCTAAATGTTAACCGCCTAGCAGGGGCGCAGACCCGTTGGCCGTCCACCTCGGCGCAGGGGCGCAGAAACTAGGGCGCAGGGGCGCAGACATTCGCATAATGAGAGAGCAAGCGAGGGCGCAGGGCCGCGAACAAAGCCGCAGGGTTCGCGTACACATGACCAGTGCCGCATCGCAGGCCCTGTTCCATGAGGCACGGCCCCTGATCCCCGTCAAACAAATGTAGTTCCTTGGTCGAGAGGCTCTTCACCAAGAAGAAACACGCACCACCTCGTGACCAATATTGCATATGCCACGCGACCTGATGAGATCGGAGGCCGATTGCATTAGACTTCGCTACCTTCAACTCTAACCAGAGTGGCAGTCCATCCCAGACCATATGCACATCAGGAACACCGCCCCCATGTACGTTTTCAATCCTTGTTGCCGCTGTCTTTGGCGGCAAGTTCTGTCTTATCGTGTTCCAAAAGTTCGCCTCTGGTCCCTTCGACATCGGTCACATCCTTGAACTCAGCATCGATCACAAATGCCTGTGGGAATTTCTTTTGCAGGTCGGTCAGACGCCCGACTATTTCATCGCGGGACATCTGATCTATGGTGTGAGTTTGTTCTCGCCTGTCCACAGTCAGACCGCCTAGGGCAGACCGAATCTTTTCAGCATTAATAGCGGCAGAGAACTGCCCCGATTCCTCAGCCCCCTCAGATAGCTGGTGTAGGCGTTGCAGTTGCCCGATGGTGGTGACCCCATAGCGGCGTTCTCGTTCGTCGCGCATCTCTTGGATGTACTCAAGCACATGGGGATAGTCGCGCCCGTTCAGCAGTTTTGAGGCGGTAACGTTTGCCACATCTTTAGAGTACCCTGCTTTTCTAGCGGCTTCAGCGTTAGAGTAGATGCCTTCCACAACATGACGCCCGAACGTCATTTGCCTTGGTGTCAGGGTTCTATCGTGCGCTGCCTCGATCTTCTTTTTCAGCGATGCCATTGCATAATCCTCAACGTTTACAGGGAGTATAGAGCCCGCTGCGCGTTACAACAAGTTTCTATATAGTATATTCCCACAGGAATCCGAACGGGTTGGACCTAAAAATCTAGGTGAGGGCAGTACTAGGTAACTGGGTAAGTGGTCACACTGGTCACACTTTGGTCACACCTCTATTTAGTATGCCGTGACCAAGCTAAAAACTGTTAACCCATTGTTAGGGTATAATAAAATCGTGTATCATTGTGGGGTGGTCACGGTGGTCACACCAAAACCCAATAGTTTTCATTTCAAAAAGTTTTAAAACCTCCAGCTACCCCCTATAGTGGGAACACAAGAAACATTTTGACATGTGGCCGTGGTGCGTGTAACGTCACAAGTGTAGAACAAGTTAACCAGACTAGAAGGAGTGAAGAACTATGGAGTTACAATTGAAATCGATCAAGTACACTGAGTGGATGTCTGAGGAGACATTGTGCTTTACTGCTAATTTGTACGTTGACGGCAAGGTCTTTGCTGAGGTCAGCAGTCAGGGTCACGGCGGCTCTACTGACTTCCGCCCTCATCCAAAGTTTAAGACTGAGGGTGCAACCTATTTTTACCGTAAGTTAAAAGAGGTTGAGGCTCATTGTGAGGCGATGCCTAATCTTGAGCCGTGTGAGTTGTTTGATGAGGGTTTGCCCATGGGTTTGGAACTGTGGTGCAACATGGAGGTTGAGTCTTGGTTGGCGCGGCGTGATTTAAACCGCAAGTTAAAGAGCCATGTGTTGTTTCAGATGCAAGGCAAGGACGGGATTTACCAGACCAAGTACCACCCGACTGTGACTGACGGTTCGTGGAAGAATGGCCGGCGTATTTTAAACGACATGCCTGAAGCGGCGGCTCTTGATATTTGGAGGGCGAACTGATGCCTCGCTTTGATTTCACCCCTATTGATCCCCGCAATACTGCGGGGGTTCGTGCTTTGCTGGTTGCTGTATATGATCGGTGGATTAATGAGAACGGCTTTGCTGATTTCGTTGGCGATGCGATGGATTTGGCATTGGAAGATTCGGCCACCCTGTCTCATTCTCAGCGCAATTTCTTGAATGCATACATTAGATTATGGGAGGCCATGGACGATGGCAATTATTAAATTAGAGCCTGAGCAGTACGTTGAGTTGTATGCTGAATTGGCAGAGTTAATGATGACGTACCTTAATGCTGCCGCTCTGACACCTGAAGAACTTCTGATTTATCAGGAAGAAAACGGAGACATTCGTTACACTGAGTTAGGTCAGCAACAGTTTGAAGAATGCGTTGAGGATATTGAGCACATTCTGGCGCACAACAATATTATCAAGGGCTCGACATGAGTGCGTATTACAACGAGATCGATCCCTTTGCGGCTGATTGGTTGCGTAATTTAATTAAGGCGGGACACATCGCGGACGGTGTGGTTGACGAGAGGAGCATAAGCGATGTCAGACCAGAGGAACTTTTTGAATTTACTCAGTGCCACTTCTTCGCGGGTGTCGGGGTCTGGAGCCACGCACTCAGGGGCGCGGGATGGGACGATGACCGACCGGTCTGGACGGGATCCTGCCCTTGCCAGCCTTTCAGCGGGGCAGGCAAGAGAGCGGGGATTGCTGACAAGCGGCACTTATTCCCAGACTGGTTCCACCTCATCCGCGAGTGCCGCCCTGCAACGATCTTTGGAGAACAGGTTGCGAGTAAAGACGGCCTTGGTTGGCTCGACCTTGTACAAGCTGACATGGAAGGAGAGGACTACGCCTTTGCACCGTTCGATCTCTGTGCTGCGGGGTTCGGTGCGCCGCACATCAGGCAACGTTTATGGTTCGTGGCCCACTCCGACCACGCGGGATCACAAGGGCGGATATCAGGGTGGACGCATTCGGAACGGCAAGATCAGCACGGACACCTTGGATGTGACGGCTCAGTTAGCGGGATGGACAACACCATCGGCATCGGACGGGACGCGGGGCGGCACGGGGATCACGGCGGGGATGTCGGGATCGAGTTTGACGCAACTGGCGAAGATGGTGGTTCGCGGATGGCCCACTCCGAATGCGACCAACAACGGTCGGGCCGAGGAACCGGACGCGAAGGTTCGGCGGGGGATGAATGCGGGGTTGAACCCAGCGGATGCGGCGAGGCTAGCGGGATGGGATCATTACGGGGCGAGGTTAACGGCATCTGGCGAGATGTTGATTGGCTCTTCTGCAAAGATGCCAAGTGGAGGCCAGTTGAACCCAGCACTTTCCCGCTGGCTAATGGGATTGCCGGCCGCGTGGGACGATGCCGCGCCTACGGGAACGCGATTGTCTCGGAAGTCGCGCAAGGATTAATCAGTAGTTTTATAGAAGGAGAGAGAGCATGAACAAATACAAAGATCAAATGAAGACACTGAATAACGCGGCATGGCTGGCGGTTCGGGATTGTCCTTATGATTATTCGCATCCTACCAAGGCTGCTTTGGTTCGCATTGCGCGCAGTTCTGACGATCTGTTTGACAACGAAACATGGGGGGAGAGAGAGCATGATCAAGCTCAATCGTAATCACAGAAGAGCGGCGGCGAAGGGGAATAAAACACCCAAACCGACTTTTAAAATAACTCCTCGTAAA